GTAAAGGTGTACTATGGAAACTCTAAATCTCGAGCAAGCACTTAGCTTTGCTAATTATCAAACTGTACTTAATCAACAAAGACAACAGCTTAAACAAAAGTTCTTAACTGATTGTATCATAGCATATAACGGTGGATTGTTTAAAATCAGTCCAGAATTTATTCTATCTGTGCAAAATTTAGGTTCAAACTGGGTATTAGACCTTAACAACAATCCTGTGTTAATTGAGGACTTATCCAATTTTGTTACTGTAGCAAAAGATTCCTATCAATCAGCGATTGAGACATACGGTCAATCTTATCAAAAACTTAAAACAAAACGAAATGTCAAGGCGTTAGTCGACCTATGAGTCAAGGTATTTTACTTTTTGCTCATAACAATGAGCAACTCAATTATGGTTATCTAGCAGTTTGGCAGGCAAGATTAATTAAAAAATATTTGAACAAACCTGTCACTTTGGTTACCGACAAGGCAACAATTTATAACCTTCATAATAAGAAACTATTTAATAAAGAGTTGTTTGATAGTATAGTAATTAGTGATGCTGAAACTGACCAAAAAAGGTTAGTTGGAACAGAATGGGTTCTATTTAAAAATATAGATAGATGCAATGCATACGACCTTAGTCCTTACGATGAAACTATTGTAATGGATACTGATATCTTGTTACAATCAGACAAATTAAATTTGTTATGGAACAGCAATGCTGACCTGTTAGTATCTAAAGATGCATATGATGTATTTGATCGAACATACCCTGAGTTTGACTACTTAAAAGAACACGGTATAGAATTTTATTGGGCAACTGAATTTTATTTTAAGAAATGTGAATCTTCTAAGTTGTTCTTTGATACTTGTAAAAGAATCAAAGATAATTATGAGTGGTATGCAATTCTATACGGTATGAACAATTCACCTATTCGTAACGACCATGTTTGGAGTATTGCACTACATGAGTTAGGCGGAGCACAACACGGTTCTTGGGCAGAAACAATTCCTCGAATACTAAGATTTTCAATTGATAAAGATACAATATTAAAAATTAACGATGGTGTTACAATTGGAACATCATATAATGGAAAATCTCATGTTACCCAATTAACAGGACAAGATGTGCATCTCATGAACAAAATTCAACTAATTGAAATCATTAAAAAAGAATTAGGAGTAGAAGAATGAGTCGAGGGTATTTGATAATGGCACAAGGTAACTATCTTAATATGGCTATTGCCCTTGCTGAAAGTATTAAAAATACACAATCAACTGTTAATAATGTGAGTATAATCGTTGATTGTGTAACAACAGATCATCCAGCTGTTGACCAATTCATTGTATTGCAAAAAGACATTTCAGGGACCGCCGAATGGAAAATTCATAATAGAGCATTCTTTTATGAACTCAGTCCATATGATGAGACTGTCATATTAGATGCTGATATGTTATTCTTAGAAGATGTAAGTTATTGGTGGGATTATATGTCTAAGCATGAAATGTTATGTACTAATAAAGTAAGAACATATCGTAATCAATTAGTTACAGATAATCCATACCGTAAAGCATTTGTCGGTAATGATCTTCCTAATGTTTACAGCGCATTTACATATTTTAAAAAAACAGAGCTAGCTAAATCAGTATTTGATTTAGTTGTTAGTATTATTACATACTGGGATGAGTGGACATTTAGATATACCCCTGAAGATAGACAACTACAACCTAGCTTAGATGTAGCATTGGCAATCGCTATTAAAATTTTAGATATAGAAGATCAAGTAACGAGCGTACTTGAATTTCCTACATTTACACACATGAAGAGTGGATGCCAAGGTTGGAAAAATTATTCAGAAGATTGGAAAGTACACTTAGGATTATACAAGACTAACAGCGGCATTAGACTAGGTAATCATTTGCAATCAGGTATATTACATTATGTAGATAAGAATTTCTTGAAAGAGATCAATAAATGAAATATGTATATTACGAACTAGGGACTGGATCAATTAAGATGATCAGTCCCGTTAAAGAAGAATCTTCAGAATACCCTTATATAGAAGTAGAAGAAGATGCCATTGAAGATATATTTTCAGGAAAGAAAAAAGCAATTGACCATTTTGTTAAACCTAGTTCTAAGACATCGAATACAGGATTAATTATTGCCAAAAAGAAAGATATTGTAACTTGGAAAAGTATTAATGATTGGCTCTACATAATCCCCAATGAGAACGAATTTTATGAAATGCATGTATTACAAGACATTGCCAACAAGCAAATTACAATCAATCTAACAGACAATGCAAAAATTTGGTGGAAGGGAAATAATTTTTTTCAGAAGAAGTACTTCTTGTTCTCTGCATGTATAGAAGGAGATCCTCACTTTATGACTTGGTACAAAATGATTCCTAGCGAAGAACTGTTAAACACTGTTTCATTTGAATATAGTGGTAACGATAATATTAGATTTTATACACATAGATATTTTGAAAGTTATATACATGAGCAACATACTTAATCTTGCAGAAGTTGACTGCATATATTTGAGCTACGACGAACCAAACGCAGAAAAGAACTATGCTGATCTATTAAACAAGGCTCCGTGGGCTAAAAGAGTACACGGTGTTAAAGGCAGTGACGAAGCACACAAAGCATGTGCTCGTCTAAGTGAAACAGATCGTTTTATTACTGTAGATGGTGACAATATTGTTGACCCTAAGTTCTTTGATGTAAGTATAGACTTAGATAAGATTGCCAATGGTGCAGACAAACAGTTCAGCTGGTGCGGCAAGAATAACATCAACGGTCTGGTATATGGTAATGGTGGTTTGAAATGTTGGACTAAGGACTTTGTGCTTAATATGAAAACGCATGAAGCCGCTGAAAGTGAACAAGGGCAGGTTGACTTCTGTTGGGAAAACAACTATACTCAAATGGTAGGCCTTTACTCTATGGTACACAATAATGCAAGTCCGTTACAGGCATGGAGAGCTGGATTCCGTGAAGGAGTAAAGCTGACTCTTGATAATGGATTAAAACAGAAACTAATCAATCCTAAGAAACAAATTGTAAGACGAAATTATCAGCGATTGTTAATTTGGCAGTCGGTTGGTGCAGATGTAGAGAACGGATTATGGGCCATATACGGAGCTAGGCTCGGCGTATACTTAACCAACTGTACTGATTGGAATCATGTTGATGTACGAGACTTTGAGTACCTTAATGAAATGTTTGAACGCGAATATCGTGTAGTTGACGAATCAAATATTCAAGGACATATCAGGGTATTGGGAGAAAAGATTAGATTACAACTAAACATGCCTGTGGCCGATTTAGATGAAACACAGAGTCGCTTCTTTAAAGATGTTTGGGTTAATCCTCCTAGACTGGAATCTACCGTTCGAGAACAAGACACCGATTGGGATATATTAGAACTATGAACATTATACCTAAAGAGCAAGTAGAAACAATTAACTGGGAAGAACGCAAAGAAGACTATGATCAAGCAATGTTTGAGCTTGGCAAAGGTCTTGATCTCTTTTATGTAGTTAACCCCGAGCTTCCTGAATTTTATATTAATGCAATAGACAAAGAATACAGATCTTCCAGGTGTGTATTGTGGAAACACGACGACATCTGGGTCGTTAAACAGTTTCACAAAGATTGGACTCCGGCACACGGCTGGACAATTAAAGAGTTACCTAACTTACCCGAACAACATTGGAAAGTTAATCCAGATATAGATCCTAGTGCCTTATTTGAAAATGATCCGTTTAACAATTACAAAATAGGTCTTTGGGATTTGACATATAAACATACATGGTACCTTGATTCTAAGTACGATCCGGAAGGAAATAAAGTTTGGGTGTATGAATGTGTAACTGATTGGTTAGATGCAGGAAACAAAGACTTTGAAATTACTCCAAAGTTAACTATTGCACATAACAAAGATTACAATCATATCAGTTTTAATTATAGTGAATTTGTTCCTGCCTACTATGATTTAAAGTATGAACATGTTTGGTATATAGATCCTAAGTACACTCAAGGGCAAAAAGTATGGGCAAAGACTATATCAGCATCTGTAGCCAATGATGGTACAAAGGATATGGGATTTGTTACACCCGACTTACCTACACAAGTATGGTATGTAAATCCCGATGTTGATGTAGATATTGTATTTGCTAACGACCCCAAGGATAAATTTATTATACCTATTTGGGATATTAACTTTAGTCATGTATGGTACCTAGATCCAAAATATTCTATTGCAGAAGAAAAAGTATGGCTATACAAATGCGAGACTGATTTTACATTTGAAGGCACAAAGGATATGGGATATCTTACACCTGATTTAATTATAGAACAAAATCCATTATTAGACGGTGTAACATTTGAATTAGATCCCATCAGCCTACTAGATTTAAAATATGAAAACATTTGGAACTTAGATGAAGTGTACGGAGCCTGGAAAGACATGTGGGCCATTAATATCAAGCCAGCATGGAAGAACACTGAAGGTATCAAATATAGGGGATCTATAAGTCCTAACTTTAAATTATCTTTCAACACTGAAATTCCAGATTTAAAATTTAATGTAGACTATAAGATACCTTATCCTGATTTCAAATATGAACACATATGGTATCTAGACCCTAAGTACTCTATTGGCAAGAAAGTATGGCTGGCAAGTTTGTCAGCAGCCGAACATACAGCAGGTGTCAAAGATATGGGTTACGCTATCCCGGATATTGCTGAGCAATTAGATGTGATCTTTATCAGTTATAACGAACCTAACGCAGACGCTAACTGGCAACGAGTATTGTCTAAGGCACCTAATGCTAAACGGGTAGATGGTGTTAAGGGTATCTTTGAGGCACACAAAGCTGCCGCATTAGTTGCAAAGAGTGATATGTTCTATGTCGTTGACGGAGATGCATACTTAACTGATGAATGGCAATTTGATTTTAGCCCTAACATCTTTGATAGAGATTGCGTACATGTTTACAGAGCAACTAACCCTATTAACGATTTAACATACGGATACGGAGGAGTAAAACTATTTCCTCGTAAGTTACTGTTAGAAGCAACCAACTGGAAAGTGGACATGACTACAAGTATTGCTAGGAAGTTAAAAGTACTTAGAACAATTAGTAATGTTACTGCATTTAATACAGATGAGATTAGTACTTGGCGTAGTGCATTCCGTGAATGTGCTAAATTAGCCGCAGGCACAATAGATAATCAAATCAGTGCAGAAACAGAGCGCAGACTAAAACTTTGGACCAGTAAAGGTAGTGATAGAAAGTTTGGTAAGTATGCTATTGCAGGAGCTAAAGCTGGAATGGAGTTTGGTCTTAATAACAAACTAGATGATGCACTAATGCAACAAATAAACGACAGACAGTGGTTAGAGACACAATTTAAAAATGCAAAATTACATTAAGAACCTAGACGAAGCACTTCCTACATTTTGTGCTACACCATTTGTTAGTATAATGGTTAATACAGATGCCACAGTAAGATATTGCTGTATGGTCAAAGGAGCATTAAACAAGATTAAAAAGCCTGACGGTACTGTATATACAATCAACGAGCCTTTTATTAAAGAAGCATGGAATAGTAAAGACATGCAAGATATTAGAATGGCAATGGTATCTGGACAACAAGTAGAAGGATGTAGTACCTGCTACCTACAAGAAGACAGCGGCCGTGTTAGTAATAGACAACACAGTAATCAAGAATGGGCAGGCAGACTCGGTACGGCTAAGATTGATAAGCTAATCGATGATGCTATTATTAATAACGGTGTACTTGAAAACAATATTGCCTACTTAGATTTACGATTAGGTAATCTATGTAATCTAAAGTGCAGGATGTGTAATCCGTACAATAGCACACAGATTGCCAAAGAGCACATTGAATTAGAAAAGAAAGACTCTGCCTACAAAGTTGTTTGGGCAAATACATTTGGCAAGTTTAACGAAAAGATTATGGATGTGCAAGAGTGGTTTGATCAGGATATGTTATGGGATCAAGTTATTGCTCTAATTCCTAGTCTACATAAAGTCTATATGACAGGCGGTGAACCTACCCTAATTGAAAACAACTTTAGATTTATGCAGGCTTGTATTGATCAGGGACGAACTGACATTGTATTGTTCTTCAATACAAACTGTACAAACATCAATAAGAAGTTCCTATCTTTGATTAGTCAGTTTAAACAAGTTAACATCAATGCAAGTATGGATGGTGTTGGCATTGTTAACGAATATATTCGTGCTCCTAGCAAATGGAGTCAGATCAGTGCCAACATTGAAAAACTAGCACAGATGCCCAATGTGGTATTAGGTGTTACTCCTACAGTACAAGTCTACAATGTATTCAATTTAGTTGATACACTACAGTGGGTTGATGAACTGAATCAAAAGTATAATTCAAATACATTTGTTGATTTCTTAATCAATGTACATCCTCATCAATTAGCAGTAGGAATACTACCAGATGATATACGACAAGATGCGGCAAATAGATTAATTGCATATAATTTAACAGGTAAACATGCATTGACTGTTAACAGTATAACAGGTATCATTGGATTGTTACAACGACCTAGAGCCGAAGACTGGAAGTATCAACAACAGGAATTAAAAGTGTACACACTAAGTTTAGATAAAGAACGAGATCAAAACATTTATGACATTGATTCTCGCATTGCGGAGTTTGTAAATGAGTAAGTCTAAAACATTTTGCATATTACCTTGGATACATGCCGCTACATACACTGACGGTAGTGCTTTACTTTGTTGTGTGGCCAAGTCTGACGGCGAAACTAATCTAAACAACATGACAATGAAGGAAGCATGGAATAGCATTATGTTTAAAGATGCTAGATTAAAGATGTTGCGTGGTGAAGAAGTTAATAACTGTGCTTCGTGTTATGCAGAAGAAGAAGTAGGTATGCATAGCCACAGGCTAGTTGAAAACTATGTTTGGTATAAGAAATTAGGTAAAGAATACTTAGATAATCTTGTTGCAAAAACAAAACAAGACGGCAGTGTTGATCACGACTTCATTACATTAGATTTGCGATTAGGAAACACTTGCAATCTACAATGTATTATGTGTCGTCCGGTTGATAGTAGTAAATGGGTCAAACATGCTAACATCCTTAAAGACGAACTAACCACAGAAGTTAAGTGGGATTGGAAACATAAGGTAGAAGATTATAGTGTAAAGAACTTCGAATGGTATAAAGATTCAGAATTCTTAGAAAGCTTCTATGCTAATGCCGGGGGCATCAAACATATTATATTTGGCGGCGGCGAGCCTTTGTATATTAAAGAACATAGAGAGATTATTAAGCAATTAGTAGAACGAGGTCACAGCAAAGATATTGAGTTAAGATATCATACAAATGGTACTATCTGGGACCAAGAAGTTGTTGACTTATGGACACACTTTAAGCGAGTTGAAGTAATGATCAGTTTAGATGGAGTAGGCGAAGTGAATGATTATATTCGTTATCCTGCAGACTGGTCTGTTATTGAAAAGAATCTATCGTTATATGACGAGACTCCAGATATGATTGATCCTAAAATCTTATGTACAGTGCAGGCATTGAACATTGATCATTTGCCCGAGTTTGCCGATTGGTTGTTATCTAAAAATTACAAGAAGATTAGTAAGCGTTCGCAAGAAGGAATATTTCACCCTGGAATATTGCATTATCCACAATACCTAAGCCCTAAAGTTTTGCCGCTAGCTGTTAAAGAGCGAATTACACTAAAATTAGCAGAGTATGCTAGTAACAATTTAAGTAACACACATATTCAAAAATTTAGACAATTAACTGAATTAATGAATAGTGAGGATTTGAGCTTTATGCTCGATCAAACTCTAGAGTATATAAACAAATTAGATCAACTAAGATCAACAGACAGCACCTTTTTTAGGACAGTATTAAATGGATGATAGTATTAACGAACTAAGAAAAGAAATCATAAACAGTGAAACTTTCTGTTTCTACCCTTTCTTAGAATTAAGCACAAATCCAGCAGGTCATTTAAAACCATGCTGTTATTATAGTAATGTATTGTTCAAAGGTGATGAAGGCGATTATACCAATATCTATAGCATCACTAAAAATAGTACACTAGAAGAAGCATGGAATTCTCGTCCTATGATTGAGATTAGAAGGCAGTTAGTAGAAGGCGAAGTTAATAATAACTGCAATACATGCTATCGTGATGGGCCTGCAAGTATGCGTACTAGAAGCATTAACGAATATAAAAATAATGCTGATGTCTTGCTCAAAGTACAAGATGCTATATTAAATGGATACGAAACACCGTATCTTCCTAGTAGGTTAGAATTAAAGCCTAGTAACTTATGCAATTTAAAATGTGTAATGTGTAACAGTTACGATTCTACACAAGTTGCAAAAGAGTTAATAGAACTATCTGAAAAATTTAAAGGAATTAATGTAAAGACTGGTCGCTTTATTAGTATTAATCTAGAACAGACTGGTATTACTGAAACACATGCAGCATTTGAAGATGTAGATGTACCTGACTGGTCAAACAACGATGAGCTATGGAATAGTTTTACTAAAATTGCCCCAGGATTAGAACATTTAAGTTTTGCTGGTGGGGAGCCTACCTTAATTCCGTTTGTACAAAAAGTATTAGATTACTGTGTAGAACAAGACTATGCAAAGAATATTAAAATTAGTGTCGCTAGTAATTTTACAAACATGAGTAAAAACTTCTTAGAAGTTATGCCTAAATTTAAAAGATTTGAAATTATTGCAAGTATTGATGGCATTGGCCCAGTTAATGACTACTGTAGATATCCTAGCAAATGGAGTCAGATTTCAAGTAATTATGAAAAGACAAAACAATTAACTAAACATTCCAATGTTAAGATAATGACAAATATAACAGTTAACTTTTTAAATGTTATGAATTTAGATCAGTTATTGTATTGGATAGAAGACCAAGCAGACCGATATCCTTATTTCCGAGAATATCCGTATAACATAAATTTAATTTGGTCTCCTAACGATCAACGAATTGAACATTTACCTAATCACCTTAAAGAGATCGCTATTCAACGACTAGAAAAATATAAGTCAACAAGCAGTATATTAAAAGAATTTCCAGGAATGGTTTCTAGAATAGATTTAGTATTAAACGAGTTGAAAAAGCAAGGTAGCGAGTATGAGTTAGGGCAGTTTAAGAAAAGACTCAAAGTGTTAGATACCCACAGAGAAATTAATGTAGTAGACTATATTCCAGACTTAGGAGATGTTTTTAATGAATAAATCTGTCTGTGCTTACCCCTGGAATGCAGCAGCAATACGACCAAATGGTATTGTCATTCCTTGTTGCAGGTACCCACATATAGATGACAGCGACAGCAATGTACTTTCTGTTGAACCTAGAAATTCTAACCATTGGAATAATCTACGACAGGATATGTTAGACGGTAAAGAAATTGCAGGATGTATAAGTTGTTATCAAGATGAGACAACTGGAATAGATAGTATGAGAACAACCAGTCTTAAGAATTTTATTCCTATTAATAAAGAAATAGAAAAATTAACAAGACTAGAAGTATCTTTTAGCAACTTATGTAATCTTGCATGTGCTCATTGTTCTTCCTTCTTTTCAAGCAAATGGTATTCTGAAGATGTAAAAGCTGGCCGCAAGGAAAAATCAGGATATATTGAAAATAGTTTTAATTTTAACAATTGGGATTTATCCAAATTAACTGATCTTAAAATTATTGGTGGCGAACCATTTATGGAACAAAAACAATTTGTTTCATTAATGAACAGTATCGATTTATCTAAAATTGAATTACAGATATGTACCAACGGTACAATATTACCTGGGCCTGAATTAAAAAGTTTAATAGAGAAATGTAAAAAAGTTTATCTATGTGTTAGCCTAGATGGTATTGGCTCTGTTAATGATTGGTATCGCTGGCCAAGTAAATTTAACGAGGTTGTAGAAAATATGAAGCAATTTGAACAATGGTGGGGCAGATCTTCTAATATTGTTTTTATAGTGCATCATGTCATCAACGCTATTAATGTTATCGACTTACCAAAATTTATTAGTTTTATAAATGATAATTTTTCTAGATGGATTATTGAGTGGGACTGGATTCGCTGGCCAGAATGGCAAGAATTATCAGTGCTACCTGAAATAATTAAAGTTAAATTAATTGAAGAATTTAAACAGAAAGAAGAAAGTTTTAATTCTAAGCACACTCAAAATCCCTATGGTCCTACGATTAGCAGATTATTAGAAAATCGTTCAACATCATGGGAAACTGCTATAGTTAAAATGTTCAATATGTCAACAGAAAGACAATTAGATTTTCTTTCTATGGTACCTAATTTTAAAAATATATGAAAATTCTAAAAGCAACATTTTTAGACAAGTTTGATAAAACACATTCCTTATATTATAGGATCTATGATACTGACTTAGCAAATCGCTGGATGAAATTAATTGAAACAAACAAGTCACAAAAGAAGACATTGTTTAATAAATTTACCAATCAGATTTACTCTGACTTGCCTGAAGTAACTGAGAATTTGAATAAAATAGTTACTGATATTAATAAACGATACGATCAACAATTACCAATATATGATACGCTAGATACTGACAAGTTAAACTATCTACACGAACAATTTGAAGTATATGGAGATAGAGTTGAAGAGTTTTTTAAGAATAAAACTTGGACTGATGAATTGCATCAATTATTTTTAAGATTAAATGATGCAATCCATTTAACAGAGGATGTATTAAAGACTAAATCTAGGGATTGGCCCAGCTTTGCTATGTTGTACGATTATATTCCTCAAGAACATCATTTACCAATTAACGAAGAAGATAAGTTCTTACTTCGGCCTAACCTACAATGGGGCAAAATATACCTAGGATATAATACGCTAGGGAAAGATTGGCTTAAAGTACAATGTGATAACGATATAGAAGTTGTTGAGAGAGACCAAGTTAGACCACAAGAACGATTTGCTGCTGAAAGCTGGTTAAACTTTGGTCCTGATCAAGATTACAATACTTCTATGATGCGTTTCTATCAGTGGTATAAAGGATTGCCTGAAGACCTACAAGCTAAAGTACCTATGTATAATCACTATCAATTAAACTTAGGTAGATTTATTTTAGGCGAACTAATTATTGATGAGTACTTTCTATCTTTTCACAACAATGAAGAAGATTGGCACACACCTAGACATCAATGTAAAATTGATTGGTGCATGAAAGTTTTTACAACATTTAGATCCTTGCAGGATATTAGTTTTATATGAACGCGGAACTATTACAATTTGTAGAAGACAACAGTAAGTTTAATTGGAGACCTGATCCAAAAAACTATCCTGCTAATCTGTGGACTAGTGATTGGCCATTTGTTACATATGAAAAGACTATAGATCCATTTTTTGTACAAATGGAGCTTGAAAAGATTGATCATTTGTTTGTAGAACATCGATCAAAGGATAGTTACGGACACAGTGGCTGGAGCTCTATCACTCTACACGGCATAGACTACGACAAAACAGAACACTTTGATAGATATGGTTTTACCAATGAAGCAGATGCAAATTATCAATGGACTAGTATATGCAATCAAATACCATACATAACCAATGTAATTAAGAATCTGCCGTTTTGTGATTATGGTCGTATAAGGATCATGCGACTTGCTCCTGGAGGTTTTGTAATGCCACATAAAGATGGTAATGGTAGAACATTTGGACCTTTTAATTTTGCTCTTACCAATCCTGTAGGATGCAAGTTTATATTTGAAGGTTATGGAGTTGTTCCATTTGCTCAAGGACGCGGTTGTATGTTAGACTTAGGAATACGACATGCAGTCTTTAATGAATCTGATCAGAATAGGTACCATGTTATTGTACATGGTAGTCCTACTAGTAAGTTTTATCAAGGAATGATGAGTTCAATTGCACACCTATGAACATAGTTACTGAGTATCTAACTAACACAAATAAATTAGCTATCTGTATATTTCCTACAGATACATGTAACCATGAGCAGTTAATGGATAAAATGACATCTTATACTATGTTCTATGCGTTACGATTCAAAAGCATAATTGATCACATTGATATTGTGTATGCTGACAGTATAGACGATGCACTACAAACATTCACAAAGTATAATCATATTTTGTTTATAGCCGCAGGTGTTCGAATATATGATTCAAGTATTTTGATTGATGTTAACAATGTTATAAATGACAATCCTAAGTACATGGCCGCCGCACATATTTTAGAATGGGGCAATGACTGGTATGAACTGCATCACCAATTTGTGTTAGTTAATATTAAAAACTGGCAGGCTGCAGGTAAACCTGTATACGGTGGATGGAAACCTGATGTTGACATATTACCTGCTATACAGCGAAGTAAAGAAAACTTTCACGATGATTATACACCTCTGTGGATTAAACCCACTGGAGAACACATGTGGATTTATCACGAGAAGCAAGGGTGGAACTTCATTGGAGAAGCTCTAATGAACGGATTTGAAATAGTTAATTGGTCTAAACAAATTAGAGACAAGCGAACTTACTATTATCCAGAGACTAATAGTGATTTGTTTTATAATTGTTTAATGAATAGACAACATCATGTTGACATTACAAATCCTAATCAAAGAAAGTTAATTAACGAAACAATAGGCATTGCAGATCAGGTATGGGTACTGAACAGCGAAGATATGGATATAATGAGTAACGGAGAAAGATATGACTTAGTTGCTCTACCTGCTAGTGGTTTTAAATATTTAGATATCTTTAAAAGTAATGCGCTAAAGAACAACGGAAAGATTATTATATACGATTTTAATCAAGATAGTTTAGACTGGATTGAAACAATATACAAGTCTACTTCAACTGACTTTAGATCTATAGTTGAATCATTTCCTAAACACAGTGAATTAAAATGGTACGGTATTAAGAATCCTCCTATACTAACAGTTAATGGTGTATTGTGCAATGAGTTTTTAAGAGACTTCCAATTAACTATAGATTATTTTGGTGGTAGAAAGTTGTTCTTAAAATACTTAGATCAATTCAGACACGCAGATGTATTGTTTGTTAAAACAGATTTGTTGTATAATAATACTAACTTAATAGATACAATTGGGACAGGAAAGTCTATGCTACATATATCTAATATATTTGCTACAGACTTTATCAATGTACGACTCGGATTAGACGAAATGGGCAAACTATACAGTAAGTTTAGATCGTCGTTGAGTAAAAACACACGAGTGATAGGACTCACACCTTATAATGAATTTTGCAGTTAATAAAGATGCGTTCAGCAGTGGCCAAATAGGCAGCAAACTATGGTTATGCCAAGAATTAGAAAACTTAAGATGGACATCTGATCTAACCTACATCTATGCAGGGTGGTATGGTATTACTGCCTTCTTACTATTGTCCAGGGGAAAGTTTCGAGTAGGTAAAATTAGAAGTTTAGATATCGATCCGTCTGCACAAGAAGTTGCTGATATGGTTAACGAAAATTGGGTCATTGATGAGTGGAAGTTTAAAGCATTTACACAAGATTGTAACAACTTTGAAGGACAATACGGAGACTTAATTATTAATACAAGTACTGAGCACTTTGACAGCATGGAATGGTTTGATAGAATACCTGACGGAACACGAGTTATTCTTCAAGGTAATAATATGCCGCACGATGATCATCATGTACATTCAGTAACACTTGATGATTTTGCACAGAAGTACCCGTTGACGAATACTGTGTATCTTGGAGAAAAACACTTTACATATCCTAATTGGAGCTTTACCAGGTACATGGTAATGGGATACAAATGATTAATAAATTGTTCGTCACAGCAGACTTAGAACAAGTTAAGAATGACCTTGCGGTAGTATTAACATACACCGAGTGGGGAGAAGACAACCAAATTTCCTTAAAGCACAGGACAGGCGCAATTAATACATGGAAAGACGGTATCGGTAGTTTATATGATAAGACTTCTCGTTCTGATACAGCACACGAAAAGGACTTCACTGAATACAATGCACAACTTCCCGAATATACTTTAAACTTACTTAAAGAGTTTTCTCAATCACAAGGATTTAAATTGGGTAGAGTCCGTTATATGCGTCAGCTATCTAAGCGAGGGTTAAGTGTACACAAGGACACAAGCAAGCGATACCATTTGGCTATACAAACTAACGAATTTGCATATTTTGGATTTGGGATAGATAAAGGACCAGTTAAGGCGTTTTGTTATCACATTCCTGCTGATGGTAATTTTTACATGGCTGATACAACTAAACAGCATTTTGTATACAATGGCGGTTGGGAAGACAGAGTACATTTAGTTATTTGTCCTGCATGACCTATACATCTTAAATATCTCATGAAACACAGTATAGAAGACGGACGCTATTGCATAGAGTTAGAAACAGAAGGGTTTATCCCTGCTTTTGAAAAGCAAAGTTTCTATAAGGACGCACGACAATTATTAGATAAAGAAAAAGACATCCCAGCTGTAATGTTCAGCGGAGGTCTTGATAGCCAAATTGTAGTTAAAAGTCTAATGGCAAATAATGCAGAGTTTGAGTGCTTCTTTATGTATAGACCAGGTGCTAACGAAACCGAGCTAGAAAACGCTAGGTTATGCCAGAAGAAATGGGGATTTAGATTGAATATCATTGATATTGACCCTGTTGCAGACTTTCAGAGCTACCAGCAGTTAATGCCTTCGGCAGATATAACAGGATACTCATATTGCTTGTATCATAGCTTCACTAAACAGATTCCAGACACCTTTTCATTGATACAAGGCACAGCTCCTTATCTAATACTATGGCGAGGTAAGACTGAGCTAGAAGTTATATTCTCATATTATGATAGTGTTGAACAGAATAAAAGAATTATAGATTACACAGCAGGAAAACCAAGGCACATACACTTTCCTTATACTGATAAGTTACATTGTATGATGCTAACAAATCAATATGTAAATCATTTACGAAACTGTTTTGATTATTATTCATTCCAATATACTGAAATGTTAGACAAGTATAGTATCTGGGATAATTGCTTTAAACCATTAATATACAGTCATATGTGGGGAGATGAGTTAATATATTTTCCTAAGAAAAACGGCATGGAAAATATGTACTGGGCTACTCATAGTATCCCTCCAGGTCGTAAGATCTTTATGAAGCATATCGATTACGAAAATTTGTTTAAGACGACTACCGGAACACAAAAGTTTTATGAAGCTAGATGATAACATTTATTCAGTTAAGGGTAAGCTATTTTCAAATAAGGTAGATGCTTTACGATATGCTACTGAAATTAACTGCGAACGATCAGATATCAAATATTTTTATCATAACGATGTTTGGGCAAAATTTGACAGGTCATTGCTAGGTAAAATTAGTTTAACCGAATTGTATAGACAACGAGCGCAGCAAATTAGAGATAGTTACGATTATTTGATCCTATACTATTCAGGTGGATGTGATAGCGATAACATTCTTAAAACATTCCTTAACAATAATATTCCGCTTGATGAAATAGTAGTTAAATGGCCGAAGAAACTTATTGGCAGCAGTATATATGTACCTAATACTGTTGATAAGACTGCAAGAAATTTTGTTAGCGAATGGGATTTTGTTTTAGAAAAAGAACTAAAATGGTTAGCTGAAAATCATCCTAACATTAAAATTACAATCGTAGATTATGTAGAAGATATTAAAAAAGGGTATTTCAACGAAGACCTATTCCTTAAACAAAATCACATGCATAGTGCCCTTAATTTTTTAAGGATGCAGACATTTACAGATTCTGAATTAAATCCTAAAGGTAGGGTTGCAGGTATAGTTGGTTTAGATAAGCCTATAATTTGTAAGCACAAAGACAAAGCATATATGTATTTTATAGATGCTGTATTGTGCCAACACCCGCCTGCAGAAGGAACACACAGAGAAAACTTTTATTGGAGTCCTGAATTTCCTCTACTCGGATTTGAAATGGCGTACCAAGTGTTTAATTTCTTTAAACTCAATCCGTTATATCAAAGCCTAGTTCCTAATATTACATGGGAATACTTAACAGATGAAGTCGGTTGGGATAATATCATACAATACTACAATATAATTAAAACTGTAATCTATCCTAGCTGGAACATGGCCAAGTTTCAAGCAGAAAAACCTTCACAAGGTTATAGAGCAGATAAAGACTTTTGGTTTTATGAAAGTCCCGAGTTTAAACTGCCCAAAGAAGAATGGCAATATCATTATGACTCTCAAATGAGTGTTGTGGCTAATAAATTCTGCGTAGTTGATGCAATAGGTAATAAAACAGCGTATAGACAAGTTAGGACCCCTCTCTACGAAATAGGAAATTGGAATGCTATCATTAGGTAAAGACGGCTGGTTACAATACAGCTTTGCAGGATCCCCATTAAGGATAGATCCTAAATCTAATCTCGAAGTCGTTATTACAAAGAAGGCTAAGAGCCTTATACCATTTCATGACGCTAGGAAAATAGTTGCGGAAGACATTGCACAGTTAGCTAAAGACAGACCGATATTTGTAGGACTAAGTGGAGGTATTGACAGTGAAATTGTTGCAACTAGTTTTTACGAATTAGGAATTAAGATACAACCAATTATTATAGATATTAAATGGTATAATATACATGTAAACTATAGTGATACATGGTATGCACATCGCTGGTGTAACAAAAGAAATATTAAACCAATTGTATTCAACTATTCTATTGCAACGCTGTTGTCTGAAAGCCTGCAATTAGCATCTAAGTTGCGGACTAGAAAATTATATCCTTTGTTAAATGCAATTAACTCTCAATTTGCAAAGAGTCAAGGTGGGGTATTTGTAAATGGAGATACTGACCTTGTATATTATCCTGATCATAGTCTAGATTATATTAATGATCTACAAGAAATTAACAAAGGATGGTTAATGACTGAGTGTGACTTTTATGTAGATATGGAAGATCCTGGATATCATCCGTATAACTTTTTAAGCTGGACACCTGAGATCGTTCTTGCTAAAATCTCAGCAAGAGATTTTAATTTAAATAGTGAAGATAATAAAACAAACTTAACAGGATGCCTACCCCGTCCTAAGTTAGGAATGCCTGATTTAGTATTGCACTACTATCACGAGTCAATGGTAAAACAAAGACAGTTATATGGAACAAGCGAAATATTCCATTTTGGAACACACGAACAATTATTAAAAAAACTACTGTAACCGAAATAAATTTTAGAAATTATTTAATAATTTACCGGCAGATGTTAAATCTTTAATCTTTAGATGTTTTTCAAAATGTTTAAGTCTAAGCTCAGGTTTCATTGCTACTTGAAAAATGCTTATTGACTTTGTTCTGGGCATTACTGGATTTTCTGATACTAGCACCCTATCAATCGGAGTAATAGGCTTTTGGTCAGGATGAATAACATTGTGTAGCAAAAAATTATATCTATGATATATACCATCTTGGTCGTCACTCGACACTATGTGTTTAGCTCTAGCAGCAGCTAAAGCTGCTGAAAGTTTAGTTACTACAAAAAAATCTAGTTGATTACGACTTTCAAAGATTTCCATAGCTAACTTAGTTAAGACGAGTATTCCGTTAGACAATAAAAAATAGTCGCTACTTTTAGTTGCTTCTACAAATTTAACAAATCCAAAAGGATGCCCTTCAGGCGACATTATAATCGAATAAGATAGTAATTTGTTAGTTTCTGTTGACCTACACCCTAGAACATAATGATCTTTTTTTAAACCTTTTAGTAGGAACCTCATTGTAGCAGGGAATCTTGTATTATAGGTCCTGTTCTTTTCAACATTATGTATTTTGGGCTGACTTAAATGAATAGATTCGATATCAGCATAATCGTCTACAGTACAGATGTATGCTCGTTGATTATTGTGTAGTAGTTCCATTAGATAAATATTTATAAATTAAAACTATGCAAATTACATTCTTAATGATCAAATATCAATTCACTAGTCCTCTAGATGGATCGTACTTCTCTGACTTCACTAAATTTTTAGACACTGAAACCGATGAAGAAGGCCAAACAATAGCAATCGAATTCTTATCTAAATCTGCAGAATTGATCGATAGTTTAGCAGAACATCGTCCTTACCCTATAATGACTAATCAAAAAATATATGTTAGCCCTACTTCTCCTACAGAATGCTACACTGGATTAGGGTTTGTAGATTTTAACAACTACGAAAACATATTTAAAGCATCACCTTACTACAATGATTTTCGAACAGCATTTGTAAATCTTCAAAACAAATTCCAAATAACAGAAGTTGAGACCAAACAAGCAGTTGTAGAAGTAGAATGGTTTGATAACAGTCAATTGTATCTAGGCCTTCCTGTTAATTGGTTAGAAGCAGACGAGTTGTTTAATTCTGTTGCTTAATACTAGTTGACCAGTCGTTTGCAAAAATTGCCTGTTCATGAAATTTGTAAGCTGATCTAACAACTAGGTCATTAAACTTTTTATCTAGTTTCTTATCTCTTAGCCTAGTATCATCTCCAGCGGTTCCGAGTAAGATAGCTATTCTTTCAGACTTAACCGTATTAATAATTGAATGTGCTGCCCGTAAATTATTAAGATAAAAAGGTTGTCTAGGATGAATATTTTCAGCAACAACGGCTTTATGAATTAATCTAGGGTCATCTTTTGTAAAGTTTGTACCTATGATATCTTCGCTAGGTATATTTGGATATGCTTCTTTTATAAGTATTTCATTCTCTTTATAACTTTCATTAAGCACATAAAATCGCAACCCTAACAAATCAGGATCTGCGTGCCAAAACCCTACTCCTAGTGTACTATCTCTAATAGGTAATATTGCTAACACTATTATTTCGTCTTCGGCTATTTCAAAAGTTTCTATTGCATATTTGGCTAACTCAGGAAATTCTTTATCAAAATTGTTTTGCCAGCTATATAACTTAGCAAAGGTAAAATCCCAAGGATACTTGTCCCCTTTACTATTATGAGCTTGTACAACTCCTTCTGTAAGATCAAGCAAATTAGTTTGAGGATAAGTCTTTTCAATCCAATTTCTTAATTTTGCTATATCTATTTCTGGACAAGGCGGCAAGTCTAACGGAGTATATAATATATCAATAGCGTTCATATGTCCTATTTAAGTGTGTAAATACCAGTAAGGATATAAAATGTTTTCAGCTACTAAAAATTCTCTCATCGCATATCAAATATTGGCCCACATAGCATTTGTGGCAATGTTATTTTATGGATCAATAACTACTTGGTCAATTGCTATTGCAATATATTTCTTTATTGCAACTATAGGAGGAACGGTTACTTACCATCGTTTACTATCTCACAAATCATTTAAGCCTCAAAAATGGTTTTCCTATTTTGGACCAATCGTAGGAGCTATAGGTGGAAATGGTTCAGGTATTGCCTGGGTTGCTATTCATAGAGAACATCATAGGTATACGGACACAGAAAAAGATCCACATAGCCCTATATATAAAAGCTTCTTTAGAATTCAATTTTTAAGTATGTGTGATATCCCTAATATTAGATATGTACCTGACCTGTTGCGTTCTAAGTTCCACATGTGGATACATACAAATTATTGGCTCATTAACCTTGTTTATGTTGCTATTCTTTATATGATAGATCCTTGGGCAGTTGTATATGCTTATTTTGTTCCTACACTAATGGTATGGCATGCTGGAAGTTTTATTAATACTGTTAATCATACTATCGGTTATCGACCTAATGAAACGACTGATACAAGTACCAATAACTTATTCACAGGTTACTTAGTCTCAGGCGAAGGTTGGCACAACGGCCATCATGCATTTCCTGCAAATGCAAAATTTGGTAAAAAGTGGTGGGAGTTTGATCTAGGTTGGCAAGTGATTAAACTAGTAAGGTCTAATGAAACTAGCTGACATTTTTAAGCCATCTATTAAACTGTTACTGCTAAATCAGTTTATTACCTATTGTGTATTTGTCTATTTTTTATTTACAGGTACAAGCACGGAGTGGCTAATTGTATTTGCTATCTATCTTTTTAGAGTGACAATAGGAGCAACAATTACTCTACATAGATTATTGTCGCATCGATCTTTTATTGCTCCCAAGTGGTTTGAATATATTGGAAGTATTATTGCAACCTACGGTGGAGGAGTATCAACTATTGGATGGGTTGCAATTCATCGAGAGCACCATAAATTCTCTGATACTGATCGTGATCCGCACAGTCCTAATCATCTGCACCCTCTTGCTGTGCAATTTCGAGCTGGGTTGAAAGTTCCCAGTATAAAATATGTACCAGATTTACTGAGATCGAAGTTTCATGTAACAATAAATCAATACCATTGGGCAATCACAGCATTGATATTTTTATCTATACTAGCAATAGATCCTAGGGCGTTAGTATTTGCATACTTTGTCCCTAATCTAATATACTGGCACTCCGGAGGATTAATTAATACAATTAACCACATGTGGGGTTATCGAACTTATCAAACTAAAGATTCTAGTACCAATAACTGGTTAACTGGATATCTAGTAGCAGGAGAGGGCTGGCACAACAATCATCACAATGCTGCTTCTAGTCCTAAGTTTGGAGAGAAATGGTGGGAGTTTGATCTAGGATGGCAAGTAATTAAACTGATTCAGAAAAATCCCTAATCCATTCAGCGTAGATTCTATTTTGTGTGTCCCACTGACACTCCATTAATCTAAATCCAAATTTTTCTGCTAGTCTAACATGTTCTGCAATAGACCAAGGGTAAAATTGAATCTGTTTACATTCTTCGTTACTATGATCTTGCAGTCCCGGATTACATCTCCAATATATTCTGCAATTAGACTGTAACAGAGATACAACTTTAGCAATCTGTCTCTCAATATCATCAACTGTACCAAAGTTAATACTTCCTAGACAAAAAGCAACATCGAACTTTTGATCTGTAGTAAATTCATCTATTGTACATTTAACATCAGCTTGATCAAATGCTGGGTCAATTCCTATTAAGTTAGGAATAAGCCCCTTGAAAGGGTTTGCCCCGCACCCTACATCAATAACAGATTCACCGGGTTTTACTTTGTCAATTAAGAACTTCCCCGTCTTATTAAATTTAGATAAGTCACCGTTTTTACGATGCCATACTGTACCAAAGTAATAATTTAAATAATCCTGATCTACCATATAATAAATACCATAATAAGAGTATTTAATGAAACATCCAGACCGCATATTTTTTACAGGAGTGCCCGGCAGCAGATGGAGTGGTATTGCACAGAAGATCGAAGAGATCAAATGGATGAATACCAGCGACAGAACGCCCGACAGAGAATACACGCACGGGCAATTTACCGGACACAAAGGAGCTTACTTTGGAAAGAGTATGGAACTACATCCAATTCTTGATACCGGCTACATTGATCAAGCATGGTTAACACTAGGTAGTTGTAAACTAATTAAGAGCCATAACTGGGCATACAACTTAGATGATGTGTACGATTTTTGTAAAAAGAATAACAGTTGGCTAATGTTAGTTTATCGTCCCGATCAAGCTAGTTTCAATTGGTGGAAAGAAGCTGGTGGCTTTGATATCAAGTATCCATGTTATGATGAATACATAGACGATAAAAATATGCAAGAGCAAATTGCTATACAAAATTCAAATATGCTAAAGTTTTCTTTTAAATATGATCTCACATGGAATCATTTTAACCCATGGTGGGTGAGAGAAAATCTAGGTGCAAAGATTGAATTTGAAAAAAAATCAAATTGGGAAGATATCTTAGTGAGTATTATTAAATGACACAACAAGTTTATGTGGTTGCATTTACAAACGGAAGCTGCGGGTCTTTTATACTTGCTCTTATTGAGCGACTAACAAACCTTAAGACTAAAATACCCTTCTTGATCGGACAGTGGGCTAGTGCTCACAAACTAGTAACTAATCGAGGATTTGACGACACTTTGAGTAATAACACAGCTAATTATCCTGGAGATTCAGTATTATGGTGGGACCTTTTAAAAATTACAGCAGCGCCTAATCAAAACATTTACATTACTTCTCATTTTTATGATCCAGCATCTATACTTAGAAACTTTCCATCGTCTAGAGTATTTGTAATAACACATACAGCTGAAGATGCCAGAGAAATTGCAATAAACAATTTTTTTAAATCTATTGTTGCAGAGTGGAATACATCTCGAGCTAGAGTTGTACAACAAAATTATAAATGGGTGAGGGCTATTGCACCACATCTGTTTACTTCTAAATATGGAACTCCTCCTAACCAGTTAAATAAGAAGGAGATGAATGCTGTTGTAGAAATACTTAGAGGTGAAACAATTAGACACGGTATGCATATGGTTACTATTCCGGAACAGTATCAAGACAGTATTATAGAAATAAAATACAGAGATATATTTGACAAGCCTGAGAAAGTACTAGAAATTATATCTCAACATACTGGATATAACATCACTGATTTTGTTCGAGAACAATATACAACTTACCTTAACAAACAAGCAGAATTTAAACGGAAAACACAAGAGATATTAACATGACGAACCATCATCGAACTTATGTAGTTGCATTTTCAAATGGTAGTAGCGGATCTATGCTTCTTGCACTCATCGAACGATTAACAAACCCAGAAATTACTAGACCTTTTTGGTTTACGAAATGGGGTAATGCTCATTTATGCACGGTGCGTCCGGGAATTGTGTTTGATTTTGATAAAGTAAAGTTTAACGGACACGCAGACGAATCAAACGATTGGTGGGGCGGAGTAGTTCCTATTGTTGATGTTAGTCAACCTCTTTACATACAGAGTCATTTTTATGATCCGCCGACTATACTTAATCATTTTCCAAATGCAAAAATATTTGTAATAACCCATACTGACAGCGACAGTAGAGAAATTGCAATTAATAGTGTTTTTAAGTTTATGATTGGAGAGTGGAATGGACGATCTAGCGAATTAGCAAGACGAGTATACGATTGGATAAGAGGAAACTGTCCTCATCTGTTTACCTCATCTAAGGATATACCTCCTGAAAAATTAACCAAAACAGAACTAAACGGACTAGTAGAAATATATAGAGGTGACTTATTCCGTAGAGCAATGCATATGGTTACCATCCCAGAAGAATATAAAGATATCGTTGTAGAAATAAAATACAGAGATATAATAGATAACCCTGAAAAAGTTTTAAATACGCTTTCTCAGGCAACAGGGTACGAAGTTACCGACTTTGTAAGGGCGCAATACACGGCGTACCTCGACAAGCATAGAGAATTTAAGCAAACAACACAGGAGCTTTTAACATGACACAACCGATATACATAGTAATACACCCAATGGGTGCAGGCGGATACTTTCTTAGAGCAATGCTAGAAAGGATGCTGAGACCCGATGACGAGATTCCAATTTGGCATAGCGTTCATAATAATGCATTAAGTGCAATAAACAAATCTGGATTTGACTATAACTGGACCCGGGCCACTGGGATAGGTCAAACAGTTGACTTTTTTGAAAATGTAATTATATCGTTTCCCGACCCTGAACCAGTTGTAATGGGCTGGCGCAGTCTAAATTGGAATGCAATGCTTTCAAGATTCCCTGACGCTAAGGTAATAATATTAGGGTTTGACGAAGATGATGTCCCCCAACTAGCAATAAATCACTTTTGGAAATTCTTTGTAGATGAATATAACGGAGGCGCCCGCGATCCATTTATTGATGTAAGAAATTCTATTCCAGCTATTTTTACTTCTGCAGAAAGTGTTAGACCAGAAAACTTAACTGACGAAGAAAAGGCAAAATTAACAAAGTGGCTACAGAGTCTAGTAATAAGCCAAGGTGGAATGGTATACACAGTACCTGAACAGTATCAATCACAAGCTACTATTATCAAGTACAAGGATATTATAGGAAACAAGGATAAAGTAATCTCTCAGCTAGAAGCAATTACTGGTACAACAGCTTCTAACTTTATTAAAGGTCAGTACGACCAATATTTGATTAGAGAGGCGGCATATTTGGAGAGCATTCAGTGATCCAGCCAGGTTATTTTATTTGTTATGCTCCGGGAACTTCCGGAGCTTTCATTTCATCACTAGTTGGACAAATAGTTAATTCTACAACTAAAAAGTTTGTATACTCGGACCACGGCAATTCACATACTAACTTGTCTGATTCAAATGGCGGATTAGATTGGGCGTTGGCACCTACACCTACTACAAGTGAGTATTTTTTTAAAAATTTGTTCACCTATAACAGTGCTAGACCTATAGTGATATCCAATCATCTTCACCCAGACTGGGAAACTATTGCTAAACGATGGCCTACTTTTAAGATGATATTAATCACACATTCAATAGACGATCTTGATGAAATTGCTGCAAGTTTGTTTTACAAATATTATGTAGATGATTTTGATTCGGTTTCTAATAAGGCGTTCAAAGATGTAATACAGACGCATAGTCGAGTATTTGGCCGAGAAGTTGCCCACCCTAATGAATTAACCGAAAGTGAAAAACGGTTGTTTATGAAAATCATTGTGTTCCATAAAATTACAGATGGTTACATTCATCCAACAGTTCCCCCAGAGTATACAGCAAATACTCTTTTACTGCCTTATAGAGAAATTATATCTAACAAAGATCTAGTATTAGATAAATTATCTACTTTTCTAGAAAAGCCTATTCCAGAAGCAACAAAAGATAATTACAATGCGTACATGATGTACCAACGAAAACTAGAAAGAGAGAAAATGACATGGTTAAAACCATTCGACTTATAATTTTATCATTATTATTGACCGCAGTTAACGCATTTGCCTGGCAACCAACAAAACCAATTAGAGTTATCTTAGGATTTACACCTGGATCAGGTAACGAAGTAAGTTTCAGAGGTGTTGAAGCTGTTCTACAAAAGCAGTACCCTAATTTAAATTTTATTATAGAGCATAGACCGGGCGTAGATTCTATTCTTGCTACAAACTACTTTGCAAAATTACCTGCTGACGGCTATGCAATTAGTATTCCTAGCGAACAGGGTACTTTTGTTACAGCAGAAGTATGGAATAAAAAGGCAATGGAGTTTGATCCATTTGAATTTGAATTTGTAACTTCTATTGCACAGAGCCCATTAGCCCTAGTTGCCAGTGTAAACAGTCCTGTTAATACAGTTAATGAACTAATCGAAACACTCAAGAAGCCAAATAGAGATATTAATTTTGCTGTTGGGGGAGGTGCTCATAAAGTAGCATATGAATTCTTAACAGAAACAATTAAAGCAAACGACACTAAAATACAAGCTGTACAATACAAAGGTCCTAATCCTGCTGTACTAGCCGTTGCTTCTAATCAAACAGAGTTCGGAATCATGCCTGTTGCGATTGCCCAACCATTAATTACAGGTGGCAGGGTAAAGTTAATTGCACTTGCTGGTGATAAGAAGCTGTCAACTTATCCAAATACTCCGTTACTAAAAGATTTTGTTCCTGGTCTAGTAGTTAACGCTGGCTGGGTAATTGTATTGCCCAAGGGAACTCCTAAAGAAATCGTTAATTGGTATGTAAATGCGTTTGTACCCGCTATCAGGAGTGCTGAAGCTAAAGTATATTTTGATAACAATCTAATGATTGTTAATGAAAATCAACTTGGACCTGAAAAAGCAAAGAACGCAATGATTAATTTACGAGACAAATGGCAACCAATCGTCCGTAAAATGAAAGTGGATTAAATGTCGGTGCGCTGTTCTATATAGAACTTACCGCTGTCTATAAATTCTCTAGGAGTGATGTAGGACCAATCAAAAGTTTTGTGTCCTCTCATTCCTAATTCTTTCTTAAACAAATCTGTAAACTTACCTTCTATACGAAGTGTAATCCTGCTCTCAGTTTCCGCATCTACACCGTGCAAATCTGTTTCATTAAACCAATAGGCATATGAGTTTTCTTTTAGATAGTACTTTTCTTTTGTATTAGGATCGTACAAGAAGAATGGCCTCGGCTGCATGTCTAGTTGTATATTGATAAAGTTTACATCGTGATTGCAAGGATAAAAGTCTCTATGTACAAACACATCTGTATTGGGTTGGCTCTTAAATGCAATTACATATCCTATATGTTCAAAAGGTAATGATTCTGCAAGACGAATCAAAGTAGGACATTCTTTTTCAACCCATGGCAACCAACTACTAGGTTTAGACTTATCAAAGTAATCAGCAGTATAGTTTCTAAACATTGCAATACCTTCCCACCTCTTTGTTATGCCAAAGTGTTCTTGTATGTGCATCTTAATATCTCGTTTCTTATCAAACCGATTGAGATCATAGTCCGGCCAGTACTTGTCTAAGTTAGCAAGATAACTGTCAGCACATCGTTGTCCGTTAATCTCTTCAGGAAAGATGCCGTTCTGAACTAGATAATTGTATTGTATACTAGAAGATTGTTCTATTTCTTCTTTAACTATAGGAACAATGTTTTGATCCACATACCTGTTAAGACTAGCAATCTTAACTCCGTTTGGACCAACTCCCATAATAGGTAAGTTACAGTGTTTAAAGGACCACAATGCAGGAAATTGTTTGTGCCTTAAAGGATACTCAAATGCAAAGTCCTTCTCACCAAACTGTCCTTCGTTTACATAGTACATTCTAAACTGTTCCAATCAAATGTATACTCTGGGTCAAGGTATTGATAGATAACATTTTGTAGTGTATTGTTAATAATAATAGGATACTCTAACATTTTTAAATCAGTATATGCTGTTTCTTTAAAAAAGTCTAGTTTATTTTGTAATAGTACATTTAACTTTCCTTTCTTAACTATTTTAAAGATGGTTTTAGTGTTATGTGCATCAAACAGCCACAACACACATTTTCCATTTCGTTTTAGTATAGCTTTAATCTGGTACGGAACGATATAACTACTAATAAGAACATTATTTCGATGTTCTTTGTGTATTAGAGTTCTAGCCCCAGATATCCAAATATCTGAACTAAACTCCGTTTGATTATATCCGCTGATACCCACAAGGTCATCGTTGAAGTATAGTAAACAAAGTCCGCCTTGGACTTTGGAAAACCTTTTTTCTTTAAACATTACATCGTACCAATTATTTTTAGGTTGGTCCAAATTGTGATGTTGGTAAAGATAATTGGAACTATCACCGTTTTCATCACAGAACTGTACGATTTGGAATATATCCAACTCGGAAATGCTGTCTGAAAAAACTTCTTTGATTGTGTACATTGGTAGATATTTATATGCGTACTTTACAAGGTTGACAAAACCAAAGTACTGTGCTATAATAAACGCTGTTGTGTAGAATTGACTATTTTAAGCCACATACTGCTTATCTAAAGTTAATTAGACATAACTATTTTACCACTAACGAAAGAGGAGGTCTTAAATGACTGAATATACGCTAGAAAGGGAACAAGCGCAAGTAGATATGACTGCCATAGTGCAGGCAACCAAAGTTCTACTAATGGCGCTAGCACTGATGTTTTCAGTGCTTATGCTCAAATGGGTAGTTGTTGACAAGCTCGACAAATATGAACCTATTGAGAGTTCTCAAATCACAACAGCAATGCGAGAAAGACAATTAACCTGTCTTGCTACAAACATTTACTATGAAGCAGGAAATCAGCCCTTTGAAGGCAAGGTAGCCGTGGCTCAGGTAACAATAAACAGAACCGAAAGCGGTCTATACCCAGCTGATATTTGCAAAACTATCTACCAAAAGAACATTGTCTATGAAAAAGTTCTTTGCCAATTTAGTTGGGTATGTGACAGGGCTGTTATGGCTAGAGCCATTAATAACGCTACTTTTAAAGAAAGTGAAGAAGTTGCCAAGAAAGTTCTACTAGAAGGGTTCCGACTACCCAGTTTAAAGGATGCAATGTATTTCCATGGAGATTACATCAATCCAGGCTGGAAACGAGAAAAGATTACAAAAATTGGAAACCACATTTTTTACAAATAAGGACTTGACATGAAATTTATTGAACCTATTGCTAATCTAGTTAACTTTATCTATATGTTCTTCAAGGACCATCTAGGCCACATCAGTGCTCATACACTAGGTTGGATTACTATTGTACTACTACACTTTTCAGCCGTTCCTACTTTGCTTGCTATTATTCTAGCACAAAGTGACAAGCTGCCTCCTTATGATCTTATGTTATTTGTATGGGCCGCTCTAACTACATTGTTCTTCAAAAGTCTAATTGAGAAGAACTTCTTGTATGTTTCTACAATTTGTTTGGGATTTATTGCCCAAGTTGTAATGTTGGGAATGATCATATTCAAATAAATAAATGCATGAGAGCATTTGAATTTATATCTGAAAAAACTGACCCTTCAGTTTGTCGTAGCCCTAAACGCTTAGGCAGGAGTGATCATAGCTCTTGCGTAAGTCAAGGGCTACGCCCACATAATTCCAAGGGAAAAGGCCACACAGATGGCCATGGTAATTACTTAAAAGGTAAAAAAGCTAAATCAGTCCATTACGGTGGTTCAGTAAAGGACTACGACGGCAAGTAATTACTTACCGTCAATCATTAATTTAATTTTAGCAATTGCATCCTTAACGATAAGAAATTCTTCAGTGCTTTTATCGTTAATTTCAATACCGAACTCGTCTTCTAGCTCTACAATCATTTCTACTACAGAAATGCTATCAACATCAAGATCTTTTACTAAATGTGCATCGTCGGTTAATTGATCCATTTCTAAATCAAAACATTCGCACATAATTTCTTTGATTCGTTTTTCTAAGTTATCCATATTATACCCTAAATGATTCTCCGCACCCGCAACGATCTCTTTCGTTGGGGTTCTTAAATTCAAATCCTTCATTTAATCCGTTTTTAGCCCAGTCTATTATTGTACCATTCATATATACTTTATCTCTAAGAGAAACTAGTATTATAAATTCTGGGTAAACAATTCTGTCAACTGTAGGATCGAACTTATCTTCGTTTATATATTCTAACACATAAGCAAGACCTGAGCAACCTGTAGTTTTTACGCCTACTTTTATTCCCATGCCCGACCGTCTCTTTCGAAGTAGCTCGATTATTTTTTGTTTTGCAATTTCAGTAACTGTTATCATGACAGGGTATTTACCGTAAATAAATGCATGAGCAAAATTGTTTTACTAAGTTATAACGGCGGTAGTTGCGGAGAGTTCCTGTCATTACAAATATCTAAAGATGAAAATTATTATCCATTGACAGTCGAGCATATTACAGAAGAGAACAGATGGATATTAGTCAGCCCGTTAGAAAAATACAAAATTAATTTAAAGACTCCTTGGCTTAGAGGTAATACTGGGTCAGTTAGTAATGAAATATCTGATAGAATTGATCAGGAGATGTCAGAGAAACATTTATTAATTCCAACACATATATATGAGACAGAAAATAGAACTAACCTAAGACGATTACATCGAATAAGATTACAATCAAGAGATTGGAACTTGTTTTTCTTTACACTTTTATGGATTAAGAATTATACAAAGCCTATTCCACTCATTAACAATATTATTGATGACGATTTGTTATTCTCATTAAAAGTATCTAAAAATAAAGAATTAGCAAATGTAATGCTTGATCGAATAAAATCTCGAGGGTTATACTATGGATTTGAAAGACCCGCA